AACACAATATCTGTGTCTGATTCATTAAAATTATAAATCTTCATTGGAGTCGGAAGACTGGGGCCTTCTTCACCACCTGAAGGGGTTGTGAGCCCATCTAATTTTATAATGTTGTCTCCGGATATACCATTTATTCTTTCTATGTTTTCTCCGGAGATATTTAATACTTTGGAATAATCTGCCATTATAGTTCAATCCATGTGGACGATGGGTTAAAATAAATTACATTGGACGTGTTCGTACAATACCCAACAATTCTTACATAATCTCCGGTTCCACTTGGAGCCGTCGTATCCATACCACCAGCGGTTGTACTAACAAATACTGCCTTTCCACCAGAGAAGTTTGAAAGATAAGTAGCAGCATCAAAAAACCCTCGCAACAACAAACCATCTGATGTTGGACTAGAGCCCAATGCTATGCCTAATAACTGATCAGCACCAGTAGCCGGAGCGTCTGCGTCAACTTCAGCCCAAGCAGCCCCATTAAGATAATAGAGCTTTCCAGCTGTTAAAGAACCAGAACCAAACTTAACCACTTCTCCTGCTCCCGTATCATCATTAAGGTTAGAGGGGTCTGTTCCAAGCTCTTCAAGTGTTCTTATTCCTCTTGTAAATCCATATGACATAATTGTTTCTCCTGTGATAAATAGAAAATAAAAAAGAAAAAAGGCCGACAAAAGCCGGCCTTTATAAATGAACTTAGTTAAAGTTCTGATCAAGGATCAGAAGATAACAAGTGTATCAGCAGCAACATAAACAAGCTGAATAGCAGCATTGTTTGATTCTAGAACAAGGTTCTCTGTAGAGCCATCAATTTCTTGACTTCCAGCTTGAGCAATTGTAAGCGGCTGATCAGCAGCATTACCATAAGCCTTGATAAGGATGGTATCACCAACAGCCAAACCAGCAGAAGCAGGAAGAGTCCAAGTGCGACTTGCAGTAGCAGCCTCAGAAGGAGCATTCAACCCAACTGCAAGAGTAGCAGCCTCATCTCCGATGGTATTGATAGCATAAGAACCACCACCAATATAAGTCTTTATGCGAGACATTGTAACCTTACGGTTTGTTCCGCTAGCGCCATCATCAACAAGAAAAAGATCAGCATTGACAAGAGCAGCACCGATGTCAGTAGCACCATCGATATCGATAGCGGCAACATCAACCTTGTTAGCAGTTGTAATCTGGTTCAACTTGCTATCAGCAATTGATCCATTCAACATTGCGTTGGTTACACCAGAAGCCTTGATTCTAAGAGCATCAGAATTCAATTCAATAGAACTGTCATCAACACCGATTGCCAGAACACCAGCTGAAGCAGCAAGACCGTCACCAGCGATAGCAGTAGCATAATCAGCCAATGACTCAACTTTATATCCACCAGTAGCACCACCATCACAGAACATGAAATGGTCAGCAGAAACATCAACAGCAGCAGCACTTCTTGCAGAAGCATCAGCGATAGCATTGATTTCCGCAGGAGTAGCAGCAATAGCAGTAGTTGAAGCAGCTTCAAGAACTGGAAGGAAGTAAGTTCCAGCAGACATTGCAGGAAGGTTGATTGTAGCATCAGCAGTAGGGTCTACAACACCGAGAACTGTTTCATTAGCATCTGGGGTACTACCCTCAAACGTAAATGAGCTTGTGATCTCAATAGTTGCTGAATTAACAGAAGTAACAGAACCATTAACTGTAAGGTTACCACCAACAATAACACCACCAGTAAATGTTGCAACATCATCAGCCTGTGAGCCGATAGTAAATCCTCCACCCATGTCTACGTTTAACATAGTAGGTGCAGTGATAGTACCACCAAGAGAAACAGAAGTTCCGGCGATAGTCATAGCACTGTTGCTAAGCTTTGCATTAGTAATAGAACCTGCCAACATGGCATTAGTAACACCAAGTGCTTTGATTCGGAGTGAATCAGAGTTAGTTTCGATTGAAGAATCATCAACCTGTACTGCGAGAACACCAGAAGAAGCCGCAAGAGCATCTCCAGCAACAGCAGTCATGATATCAGCGATTGATTCTTTCTTAGAACTATCATCAGTAGCATCAAGAATAGCGATGCTATCAGCAGCAACATCAACAACAGCAGCTGCAAGATCATCAAGATCAAGCTGAAGGTTAGAAACAGCAGCTGAACCATTATAGGAGGTGAAATTAACACCTCCATTTGCTGCTTTTGAAAGTGTATTCAAGTTAGCACCAAGAGCAATACCAGAGATGGTAGAGTTGCTAAGCTTAGTGTTGGTAATCGAACCTGCAAGCATAGCATTAGTAACACCAAGTGCCTTAACACGAAGGTTGTCACCATTGGTCTCAATAGAACTATCATCAACACCAACAGCAAGAGCACCAGCAGAAGCAGAAAGTCCATCACCAGCCATACCTGATGCCAATTCTACAAAAGAACCGGTGTGGTGAGAATCTTCAGATGCATCATAGAAAAGAAACTTATCAGAAGCAACTGCAAAAGCAGCATCTGCTGTAAGACTTGTAAGATCGATCTGAAGATCGTTAACAGCAGCAGAACCGTTATAAGTAGAACCAGCAAGACCACCAGTAGCAGCCGCAGAGAAATTGTTAAGGTTTCCACCGAGAGCAATACCAGAAATGGTAGAGTTAGTAAGCTTTGCATTAGTAATTGAACCAGCAAGCATAGAATTGGTGATACCTGATGCTTTAACACGAATGTTTGAAGCAGCAGATCCGTTGAAATCAGTTCCAGAACTAAATTCGATTGAGCTATCATCAACAGAGAGAGAATCAAGGTTTGCACCAAGAGCCTTTCCTGAGATAGTAGAGTTAGCAAGTTTACTGTTCGCAATTGAACCAGCTAACATAGCATTAGTAACACCAAGTGCTTTGACTCTAAGAACATCTGCATTGGTCTCAATAGATGAATCATCAACACCAACAGCAAGAGATACCGAACTGCCTAAAGAAACAGAACCTCCACCAGAAAGTCCGTCACCAGCAGTAACAGTAACTGCACTGTTAGTAAGCTTTGCATTAGTAACACCAGAATCTTTGATACGAAGTGAATCAGAATTGATCTCAATGGTACTGTCATCAACAGTAACAGAAAGAACACCGTTTGAGTGTGCAAGTCCGTTACCAGCAACAGCAGCTTCCAAACGGATTCCGGTAGCACCATTGAATTCAAGTCCACCATTGCCATCAAGAACAACCTGAAGATTGCTGACAGCAGCAGAACCATTGTAAGAACTCATAGAGAGTCCTTTTTCAGCAGTAACAGAAAGAGAGTCAAGGGCTGCACCAAGAGCCTTTCCTGAGATAGTAGTAGCAGCGAGTTTCGCAATTGGAATCTCACCAGCGTCGAGTTGAGCGACGACATTGGCAGCGGTAGTATCGTCAACATCTGTTGCGACAAGGCCGTCCTCCGCCTTAATGGAACCACTGAGTACAGCAGCCCCTAATTGAAATTTATAAGCCATAAATAAATCCTCCATAGATTAAAAAATAGACAAAGATAACTTTGCCATATAGGCTGGGGCTTGAAGCCCAAGTAGCTCCAGCCCCTCGGTCATAAGTAGTTTTGTCTATTAGTAAATGAAGAACTTGTCAGAGCCATTAGAATAAATATTTACTGCTGCATATGGAGATTCTAAAACTATTGAGGTTGAACCGTCAATCTGATCTGCTCCACTGGTTTTAATGACTATGTTGTTCGTATCTGCATTGCCTGCTTCATCTTTGATTGTAAAATACTGTCCATTTATAAAACCCGAAGCAGCTGGCAATCTTATATCTAATTCAGCAGAAGCAGAAACTCCCAAAATTTTATCTGAAATGGAGGAGGTTACCGTTGCTGTTACTGCTGTTCTCTGATAAGCAATCGCTGATACGTTGACAGTAACAGCCCCAGCAACATTACTTGTGCTCACACCAGAACCAACAAAATCCAAAGAGGTTGCGCTGGTTGTGATGGTTGACCCCTCATCCTTTATGGTTATATTGCCGGCTTCATCGGAGATATTGGAAATCTTTTCATCCAGATACTTTCCTACATAAAGATAAGCCGAAGCAGAGACAGGAATTGTAGATGAGTTATAATCTTGAATAAAAATTACACCAGAATAATAATCTACTTGCCAATCAACCGAGTCTCCGGATGTAATTTCATTGACATCTGATACGGCTCCTTTATATAATTTTAAGAAATATCTATTAGGACTGGCATTAGAAATCAAGGGAGGAACAAGCTGTAGACCTCCCCGTGAATCATAAATCCTTTTTGAATTTACAAAGGATCCTGTTGATCTGTTTGGGTTCGATGAAGTTATTTCATAATTCGATGGCAGTTTTAGATAATACCCATGAGCACCACTTGTAGAAGCCTCGTCACCACCACCGCCGGAAACATTAGCATCATAAACAGTATCAGAAATCGCGACAACATCTAGGAGAACCCTCTCCACCGTAGCTGGAGAACCAGCAGAGGCAGAATACAAAGTATAAAAATCCGTTCCCGGATCATTTGGAAGAGACTCAGCAAAGATACCTTCAGAAGGTAATGATACATTCGATGGTATAGATTCATTAACATCGCCCTTTAAGTTCGAGGTATGAGCTTTCCCTAGCAGCTTTTTAGCTGCAAATTGAGTTGATGTTAAATTGGTTTTTCCTGTGCTCATTTTTTACCTAGTAAGTTATTTCTATTCTAGACAGATAGCCCGTCCAGTCCTTATGTGCTGAAATTTTAACAATAAAATATTGGTCGTCACGAATTTGACTTTGTTGCAGCTGTATTCCTATTGCTGCTCCTCCGTCGGCATCTTGATCAAGTCCACTTCCTCCGCCACTGTAGATACCCACGCCATCAGATGTTGGTTGGACTCCTGCGGAATATGGCTTTACACAATCACTCCATGCGGTTGAAGTATCATCCAAGCCACTGAAACTAGGGTCGTACGGAACTTTAAGTTCAACATTTATGTTTTTATTCGCCCCAAGCGTTCCTGTATAAAAAGCACCAGATTTGGAAACTATTGTGGCATCTCCGTGTACTGTGACAGTAAAGGTTGCTTTTGATAGTCCCGTTTCATTTCTGAAGTACCTGTAGATAGTTCTCACATCATTAGAGACTGTAGAATAATTTGGATTACCAGAAGGTGCTTGTAAAGACCCACCATCAGCAACATTTCTCGTATCACCGGAATCTCCTATATTTAATGGAGATAGTATATACCCGTTAACAGTTACTAATCCATCAGCATGTTCTGGGTACGTTCCCGTATCATTGACAGAATAAGTGGAGTCCCAAGAGTTTCCACTGTTAGTTACTGCTGCTTGATTAGCATAGTTTCCGGAAACGATACGATAATCTTCAGTATTAAAATACTCATCTGTATTGAGGTTTGTGCTTCCGATAGAACCAGAATAAACCATAAAAGAGTTCTTGGATAAAGTAGTTGTGGATAAATTGCTCTTAAGAGGGTGTAAAACTTGTGAATCAACTGATACATTGTAGGAGGTGAATAAGCTAAGATCGTCTGAAATTGATGTTAAAGAATCAAATAATACAGTTCCTGTGACTTGTAAGTCTTGTTGTTCACAATTTGCAGAATTATTTAGACTTGGCAGATCTGCTGAGGAAACTGCTGAATCAAATGTGCTTACTCCTGTTCCTGCCATTCTTATGTTAGAAATTGAACAATTCGTGGTCGTTGGAAACGAAACTGCGGTTCCATTTTGGTAAACATTTCTATAGACATTAGAAGCTGCATAAGTGTAGCTGCCGCTAGGTCTTGATGCAAAATAAGCAATTCCGGATTGGTAATAAGTTGTCGGATGGTTGAAGTTTGAAATTGAGACTGAACTATCTGCAAGTGCATTAGAATCATTATCTACAACCCACTGTACATAATTGGTGACCTGATCAACTCCGCTAATTCTGTGGAGGACCCTCATATGGTTCCATCCAATGTTCTGATCAGTAGCTGCGATTTGATAGTTACCAGTTCTGTATGGCTTGCTATAATCTGGGATTGAATCTGTTGTTGTTGAGAAACTAACTGCTGAAACACTAAGCTGTGATCCATTGCCATTTGCACTGGATGTTGCATCGAGTGTTGTGACAAGTGACATTTCGTGTATTTCTGAACCGTTTACCTCTAGGACTAATGAACCAGCATATGCATTTTTAAATGAATTAGCAGAGTAATTAGATCCATTCGAACCCACATCTTCATTAAGTTGTCCGTCTACTGTGCCTCTGTTAGAGAATACGCCCCTAAGATCTGCTGAATCGTACTGAAAAATACCATTGGAATTCACATCAGATAGAGAAATAGCAGAACCAGTAGCAACGCTATACCCAGAAATGTCATTTGATGTTCCAAAAGAAAGCTTGGCGGTTGTTCCAATGTCGTTTACATCAACATCATCAAGTACAGGAGCCTCAGTAGGAGCCGAAGCATCAGATGCTCCTAGCTGGAAGGTAAGGTCATCAATGTATCCACCCCAATCTGCTCGAGCGGTTATTTTTAATACAACATATTCTCCGTTCGCGACAGCAGCGGTTCCAAATGTTATGCAATGAACTCCTTGGACAGTGGATGTGGATTGTATGTTCGCATTATCATCTGCTCCATTTACCAAGGCACCATCGCCATCAGCCACACTGCCGTACACAAAGTTTTTACCGGCATGTAAAAATCCAGTCTGATCGGGCAACTTTATGTGAATATCAATGTCATTGGCATCTGCTATAGGATCTTCTCTAACATTTGAAAGACTCTTGTTCATACTGATCTTCAGGTCACTAACAGAAGCACCAGATGTGTTCTGTATCTTTCTATAAAATGTTCTATAACCAGCAACACCAGAGTAATTTGGCTGGCCTGTCTCAACATTAGCTAAAGAAGAAAAGTTTCCANTTGCCGCCACTGCGCTGGATTTTGGGCTGTAGAGTCTTCGGTTATAAAAGAGAAGACCATCTTCATGCCCAGAAGCACCAGAAGAGGTCATGTGATTTTGTGAGTTCCAAGTAGCTGCACCAGCAGTTACGGCTGCTTGATTTGCATATGAACCAGAGGTTATTCTAAAATTTTCATCTTCAAATGTTTCTGATAGATTTGAATTAGCATCAGAAGCACCATCAATTAACATACCTGTTATAGAAACAGACCCTGCATTTGATAGATTGCTCTTTAATGGGTGAGTAGCGGATAAATCTGCTTGTATTGTTCCATTTAAAAGATAATTTGAATCGTATATCACACTTGCCGTGATGGGAAGTATTTTCGTTTCGTCCTCTCCAACGCCCAATGTGCTAACAGATTGTGCTGCTGGGGTTGAGGCATTCGTTGTGGAAAAAGTTATTGTATTTGAAGTTGACGGGTAAACATTTCTATACATGTTTGCGATGTCTGCTTTATAGCTTGCTGTCAATCCTGTGTTATATTGAACACCTGAGACATACTTAGAACCAGTCAGAGTAATGTTCTCGATTCTAGAATTTGAAACAGATAATGCTTGTGCTGCTCCGTCGGGATCATTAATCCATTCTATGTAGTTAGAATCGAAATCAGTAGAGCCATAAGTGTGTATGACCCTCAGATAGTTCCATCCTTTCTTTTGATCATCTGCTTCGATTTTATACTTGGCAGTTCTATATTTGAAAATGATCCACTCTGCTCCATTGCCATCAATTGAAGATGAGGCGATTGAAACGCTCAAAAAACCAGAGCCGCTTGTGTATGAAGTTGCCGAACCAGTTGCAGGTTGTCCGGCTCCTGTGAAGCTATTAAGCACTACGGAATGGATAACTGTTCCGTTTAATTCCAGCTTCAGAGTTCCGGAATCTCCATTACCAAATGCACCAGAGGCATATGTTAGGTTGCTATTTGTATAATTTGGTGCTACATCATAATTGATAAATCCTGTCAGCTCTTGTGCATTGTATACGCCCAATCTAAAGCTAGAACCACTGGTTTCTGATGAGTAGGCGTTGTTTCTAGAGATCGCCGCAAAACCAGCATTTGTTGAAGAAGCAGTATAATCAGTAATTATATTTGATCCATCAAAAGATAGCTTGGCAGATACACCAGCTGATTGGTCATAGTTTATCGAGCGAACATTTGGAGCTGGTGTGGGCGCAATGATCTTCAGTACTTCATTAAATCTGTCAACTGTTGTTCCAACATAAGTAGCAGCTGTAAAGTCTGTGAATAAACCATCAGTATAACTTCCATCTTCGGCTGGGCCAATCAGTGCATTCGCATCACCAGAACCAACATCTTCCCACGTTCCAGCACTATTTTTAAACTGCAGTGTTCCACTATTGTCTCTCATACCATAGCCATCAGAGCCTGTTATACCTCCAAAGTTTAAGTATTTTGATGCACCTAGGGCCGCTCCATCTTTCATGTAGAGAGCAGCACCTGTGACCTCTAATCTATAAGAAGAGGTTGAATAACCAAGCATAACTGAACCAGATTCATTTCTTGCAGATGCAGTTAAAGCATTAGTCTTATAATAGTTTGTATAGCCATCAGCCTTTTGCCCCCATCGTATGTATCTATCGTCGTGAATGTAAACATCACCCCAACGAGTATTCGGGTGACCCAAGGTCATGTCTTGTGCAGCGAAGCTGCCACCACTAACCGATGTGAGGTTTATCGGAAAAGGGTAAATTGAACCATACACGCCAATGCCGCGATTAACTCCGTATCGGTTATCTTGCCCAGCGTTCGCCCAGCTACCTACTAAAAGAGTATTAAATACATCTGCTGCATAATTGTCATTGTTTGCATCGTACAGTGGACTGGTGTTATGGATAATTGGATACTTGGATCCTGATTCGTTTGTTAAAGAAGAGCTATAAACCGAGTGATACTTATAATCTTTATCTATGTTCGCCTCTAGAGTGCCGATTCTAAATAAAGTAGAATGCCTTCGAAGGTCCGTGTCTGCAATTAAATGAACTGCATCATAATTGCTCAATGTGTATTCACTAGCAGAACCAGTATTTGATCCGGTCAATACCGGTATCTCTGCTCTAAATTGAATTTGCCCAGTTCTATACCTTGAATTTGAATGTTTCCTGTTTAAAAAGAAGATGTGTTCTGATGCTGGGACATCGTTCAAGTTTCTTAGGTCAATAGCAGGGTTTGAAAAAGGAAGAGCATTCTTATTACTCATTATTATTTCTGGTGCGGGTTCTGTTGTCGGGCTTCCACTTGTTCCATCTGAACCTGTGAGCGAAGACATAACAATTCGACCGGCACCTTCTAAAAACAATCCATGATTATCGTACGATGATGAAATGATAACCGATCCGACGAATTTACCATCTTGAATGGTTAGTTCGCTCTCTGGTGCGACATCATCATCCAAATCTGTTCTTGGAAACTTTAATGGGGCAAATATATTAATAGGAGATGCACCAAAGATTCCACCCTGCAAAGATACTGGATCGTTAAAAACAGCGGAACCAGAAACTACAAGGGCTGGGTTTCTTGCTCTCACAAAACTCACGTCGGCTGGGTCGGCTGCGTTCAACAAGCCCCTATGTACGGCATTAGATGATGTTAGGTAAGTTGATCCGCTAAGATAAATCAAAGCAGAGTCAGAAGCACCAGTTACGAATGTTGTTCCGACAAGAGTATGAATGTCGTCTGTTGAATCTCCAAATGAAGTAGATCCTGTGGAGGAAATGTTGACAATATTTCTGTTTGTAACATCAACAATTAGCTCATTAGCATAGATTGAACCAGATACTTGCAAAGATCCGCTTAGAGTCAAGGTGTCTAATGACTCATCGTAGACAAGCTTTTGTGAACCAGAGAGCGCCCCTGCTCCGTCGTTATATTGTACAGAACCAGTCTGGCCTTTAGCTAACTTGCCCTTTACATTTGCCCATCCAATCGCCATTACTCATCTACCCCTGATCCTGTGTGTTGATGCATTTTACTAACTGAAATATTAGTCAGATCTGCGGACAAACTAAAGTCGCAATCTCCGCCAACAGCTGAGAGGTATATCTCTTTGGTCTTGACGTTCATGTCTAGTTCTTCATTTGTTGATTCGAGATTCCAATAGTGTCTGTTATTTGCAACATTTGGAAGCGATCCGGTGGATCTGAAATGTGCTCTTAAGCTACCTGTTAGGGTGCTACTGTAGTTTCTGGTGGTGAAGGCTGTGTCGCCGTCACTATAGGCATATGCTGGTCCGAAGTGTGCAGTGCCTATCGTATCGTGTATTTTGTTCAATTCATCTCTTGGGTCATCTCCAAATGTCCAAAGGTGCTCTAAGAACCCTGCTTTTGGATGTGCCTTAATATTATAAAGGCTACCACTATTGTGCAGTTGGTTGATTTCATCAACGGTCATGCCGGTTCTAAAAAAGGCTACCTCTGTGTACTTTCCTCGTCTAAAGTTATTTGCCGAGTCATCACTTAACTGTATCGCATCAAAAGATCTAACACTATCAACATCAGAGGCACCTTTTGTAAAAACATTTGTATTATCAAGATGAACAATATAAGAAGTTGATCCATCTGTGCTGATAGTAAATGTTCTATAAGCCCAGTCGTTAGCGTCTAGTTGAAAATCAAAAGAACCATTAACAATGGCAGAGCCATCAACATTCTGTGCTTGAAAGGTTAGTTTTTCATTAGAATATTTAAAAAGTGCCCTTGCACCTTGTACGTTTGAACCAGCTTCCCAAGTAGAGAGAATGTAGTTGTTTGAGGAATCGCTAGTACCAGTGGCCTCATCTCCTTGTATTCTCATCATGATTGTGTATGCACCACCATCTGGTACGGTAACTGAGGCGCTCATAGCTGCTCGGGCTATAAAGTTTAAAGCACTACTTCTTGGGTTTTTGTATTTCACAGAAATATTGTTGGTTATATTTGGGAACTCAACTTTGAGTTCAGTATCAGCCGGTATTGTAGAAGCTGTAATGTAGGGTTTACCAGCAACCTGATAAGACCCTACATTTCTCAATCCCGCTGTATATTTAAAATCACTGCTCATCTCTACTCCGTTATACCACTACCAGTTAGATTAAACATGCGACTAGCTGGAATGTGTGTTAACGAAGCGTATAAAGTGTATGTAGTTCCTGTGGCTGAGCCTGTAAGAAAAACTTCTTTGCACTTCACTTTAAAAGTATGCTGTTCACCAGCGGCAATTTTAAATCTATTGTTTTCTGTGCTTCCTGTGTGGAAGAATACATACAAATCTTGAGAACCATGTCTATTCAAGACAACAAGCTCTTTTGTAACTTCTGGGAAGCTTAAATCTGTCCGAGCAACCGCAGTTGAGCCGGTAGCACAAAATGGCCGACCAGCAACTTGATAGGAACCTACATTATAAAGTCCGACTCCGTATATATTATTAGACATTAAACTCCCCCCAAGCCATCAAAAGAATACATTCTACCAACTGGTATGTTTGTAACCTCAGCAAAAATCTGAACCCCTGTCTGTGATGAGGCAGATATATAAAGGAGTGTACATTTGACATCTAAATCAATTTTCGTATTAGATGGAAGAATCAACTTATTGACAGAAGAACCAGAAAAATAAAGATAAGCATCATTTGATCCGGTATTCTGTACCAATATTCTTTTCGTCACATAAGGAAAGCTAAATTGCTTTTCCTCATCAGTTAACGCAGAGGCGGTCAAATAAGGAGACCCCGCTACTTGATAGGAACCAACGTTCCGTATACCTACACTATAAATGTTATTAGCCATGTTTAATCCAAAATACTAAATAAATAGTTTATTTCCTCTGTTTTGCTAGTTGTTTCTTGTGACGACGTATTGCGCGTGCCTTTGCTCTCCGTTTCTTTTCAGAAGGTTTTGTGAAGTGCCTTCTATCCTTGGCTTCATCAATTATGCCAAGTTTTTTACATTTTTTGATAAATCTCTTGATAACTCTTTCTATGTTATCCTTTCTTCTGACTTTTACTGAATAATTTGTACCCATTATTTACCTGCCATCTTTGACCAAATAGCCGAGGACTTACCCATAACTGTGCTGATGTCAATACCAGCGTCCTTGGGATCCGTGTCTGCTAAGGGTCCGTGTTTTGTTTCTGTTTGAGCAGGTGCAGGAGTAGTTCCTTCAAAAAGATTAATGCCGTTATAGGCATCGGCCCCAACGGCTTCCATTATCTTTTTTCTTTTTTCTTGAAGCCTTTCTCTTGCTTGATCATCTGTTTCATACTGTGGCTTTTGTTTTGTTGGGAACGTTTGTTTGGCCTCTACAATTGGTTGACCCATTCCCTTAACCACTTCCGAAACAACAGAAGAAAGAGCACCTTCCTCAAAAATTACTTCTCGGATACACTCTTTAATCAATGGTTTTAAAACTTGCTTTAATTCTTGCTTATTCATTAGTCCCTCAGAATCTTATTAAATAGGTTATCAATTTGGTTTTCTTTGTTTTCTCTCATCTTGACCTTGAAGGCATCGGAGCCAAACATTTCTTTTTTATCATCCGGATATACAAACGCATTAGGGGTTGACGGTTCTGAGACGATGTCAAAGCAAATTAATTGGAAATCTTCATTAACTGTTATAATTCCATCATATCCTTCGTTTACAGATCCAAGTCCTCGCGAAGAGATACCCAGCTTTACGCCGGCATTAATTAAATCCTTAAGAATACGACCAGAGGGGGTATCAAGAACTTTGATTTTGCCCATTACATCATCACCGTTCCACCAGCACTCTACAATTATGTGTGAAACATTCTTAAGATTAATTACTGAATCTTCTGGGTGGTCCAATTCACCGGTGGCTCTATTGTCGGCCACTACTCTTTGATAGTTTTTAATTTCTTTCTCGAGAACTGGTCTTGGATAGACTCGTCCATTACCATTCTTCTTACCAGCAGTTTGAATGCGACCGGTAAGATAGACGACGCCTTCTTCAACGACTTCTCGTTTTTGTCTTTCGCTAAGCATGTCTAGGCAGCGTCCGTTTGGACATAGCTCAAAAAATTCTGTTAATAATTGTTTACTCATTTAAATCTCCAAATATACGGGCGCTACCCGCTTGAGTCAGCTTCCTGAACAGCAACGACGAACTGGTTGTAACATCCATTTTTTCATCATAACTTACTCCTTTGTGTTGTTGAGCATTCACAAGTTGTTTTGTTTCCTTGAATCTTTAAACCTTCATCGTTAAGTATCATAGATAAAAAATACGAAGTACCCGAAGAAATCCAGCCGCAAACAAACATGTTGCCTATATTATAATCAAATGTAAATAGTTCTGTAAATCCGTTTATGAAGAACAAAAACATCCCAACCCAAAAGCCCATACACATTGAACAATTGGCCATGTATCCAATAAGACCCCACTGATCTCTATTGGGTCTTATCTTTTCAAAGACTTTCGAATAGACCAAAATTTGTGTTAATCCATAAGCTGCCAAGACAAACCAAATTAAATCAGAATTTATTTCAATAAGATTTACAGTCATTAGTATGTAAATCGTCCATAGAAATATGGAGAAAACAATCCTTTTTGATTGATGGAACCTTTTTCGTCTTGATGAGGAACTTCGCCAAGCTCGGTTGAATGCTCTGCATCTGGGTCAAGAAAGGCATCATTCATCATTTCGTCATGCCCCTTTACTGCTTCTGTGTACGGTTTTTCTGCTTGGAGCCATTGGTAGACTTGATAAATTGTCATTTTAATTGGATCACGATCAGAAGAATTTTGTATCTTTCCCTCTAAAGATCCATACACATTGCCTCCTTGTATGGAGTCATATTCTATAATGCCGGCAACTTTCAAATGCTCCATCAGACGAGCTTCTGCTCCGTAGACTATTTCGGACATCAAGTCCTTGGCAAAAGCAACAACTTTTTTCTTATCCTTCATTATAACAATATCGATCTCTTTATGCTCAAAGATCATCAGGTCTCCGTTAAGAGCGCGTCTCATATTCATCTCAAGCTCTATCGTTTCTTTATTTGGATTTACTATTCGCACTCCAACGGTTGGCACAACATCTATGTCGGTAGTTGTATCTATTTCATTTCCAAAGTCTGAGGGTGTTATTGTTATTTTCATTTTTTGATCTCCGCAATCAAATCTTGAATGTAAAACACTTCTTTAACAATCTGTTCTGTTAAGGGAACATTCGCATATGACTCTAGCTTTGTTTTAATTTCCTGAAGTCTGTCCGTATACGGAGAATCTGTTAATGAGTCAATCTCTTCTTTAATTCTTCCCAACTCTTCATTCATAAACGCTTTAAGTCCCAATCCATTATCTGAAAACGATGTAATATAATTGGTCAACAGGCTTCTTTGTTCGTTGCGCAAAGTGTGTTGATACGTTTCATTGAACTTGTTAACAAATGTATTATAAGTGAGCTTATCCAAGTGAAGCATTTTGTCTTCTTTTAGTTCTTTTTCTTCAACCATTACAAGTATTTTCACCTTGTCTTCTAGCATTAGTCTATTCTTAGCAGCAACAGAAGAGGAGTTGAAAAATTGCCCAATTGTCGCAAGATTACGATAGTTCTGCACAAAGTTTCCAAAAACATCAGAACCAAGTGTTTCATTTATTTGTTTAATAAGAATAGTCTGTTGATTGAAGATTTCTTTTCGATCTAACGATTCCCAATCTTTTTTAACTTCAACAATAAATCTTGCAGCAAAATCTGTTTTTAAATTTTTAGTTTCCAAGAGCTGCTTGTAGGTCTGGAGATCGTTATATAGTGGCGTACCTTTTGCAAAGTTCTCTTTAATGATGCTTATTATAGCATCTTTTTTAACCTCATCTTTACGTACAATGGCTCTTGTTGTCTCTTTGATTAGACATTCGTAAAGAAAAGCGGTATTTCTTTTCTTATTGTGTTTCATGTTTTTTGTCCTTGTTAAATAATCCTGCTAACAGAGATTGAACCTCTGCGTTTGTTTTAAATAGCTTCTCTTCATCCAATGCGTCATGTTTTTCTTTTGCCTCAACCATACCCCTTGCAATTGAGTCTAGTCCTCCAAAACCAGTTTTACCAGCCCATGTGGTTCTGTCTGTTCCGGTTTCTGGTGTAGCTAGGCTTTTATAATTTTTAATTCTTCCGCCCTTGTCATAAGAACGTTGATGTCTCTTATAAGGGCCTCTCTTTCCGTCGTCTCTCTTGGCTGCTGGCTCTGCCAAAAGATCCTCATCAGGGGCTTCTTCGGTTTCTGGTGCTTCGAAATCATCAGTTAAATCCCCAAGGTCCTCATCTCCGCCTCGATCTCCGCCCAAATCTCCGAGACCACCAGAATCTTCCGGTGGAGCTTCGCCATTAGCAGCGGATTCAAGCTTAGCAGCATATTTCTTATCAAAATACATTTCTCGTTGGTTTCTAAGGAACTCGTCTTCCGACATTCCCAGAAGGTGTTCTGATACCCATCTTTTTGAGAAATACCCTTCTGTTGCGGAAGCTGCGATGTCAAACCTAGCCTTCCAGTGTTCAATTTCTTGCAACTCAGCAATCTTTGAAGGATTATTTAACTGTAGTTTAAAAGACAGTAAATCATCATCACGATAGCCCAAAGTGTAAAGATGTATTATTCCAACCTTTTCTAGCTCTGAGATGATAACTCTTTGAAGCCTTTGAATGGTTCTGGCGAAGCGAATGTCTTTCTGTGCAAGAGTAGCCTTGTCTTCTGATGCTCCGTCGCCCATGGTAAGGTATGATTGCGGAATTTTAAGTGCTGCGAAGAGTTTGTCTCTAAGATATTTAACATCGTCTATCTGCCCTGTGAACTGGCCACCTGCGAGATTCTGTATGTCCGTCGCAGTTTGTCCTCTTACAGGGATATAGTAATCCTCTTCAATTGACAGAGGGTTGTAACGCAAATCTACCTTACCAGTTGTAGGATCAACCACTTGGTGACGCTTCATTTGGGTCATGACTTTTTGCATGTATTGTTCTACATCTTGTGGGGGTATCCCTCCAACATCGATCTTAAATACACGACGTTCGGGTGCACGAACAATACGATAAGCCATCATTGCATCTTCTAATAGAATCAGTTGTCGATAAATACGCCTAGAAGCCTCTAATACTGAGGTTCCGTACGGAGCATGCTTGTCGTTTCCTAGAATACGAAAGTGTGCGATCTGCCAATTTTCCAAAGTAAGACCGGCTGTATTCCATTGAAATTGAACATAGTTGGCATTGGTTTCGTCCTCGCCTTCAAGTCTCTCTATTTCCTGTGGAGGTAGGCCGATGGCGTTTCTAATACCCAGATTTTCATCAATGTCTAAATAGAGAAAGAAATCTCCATACTTACACATAGTACGCGACCATCCAAATAGATTGTGCTCGATGTTTAAGATATTGTGATAAAGATTTGCAAGTACATGCTTGATTTCTTCATTTGCACACTTAACGCGAAGCATCGGGCGTATTTCCGTATGTGTTGTCATCTCATCTGCGTAGATATCTAGTGATGAAGCAATTTCCGGTACGTATTCCATTTCATCAAAGTCTATGTATCTCTCAGCTCGATTTCTGTTTGAGATCATGTTTAGAGTTATTGAGTTTATGGGGTTGTTTTCCCACTTCTTGAATTGCCGACCAGAGGTGGACTTGAAGTTGCTAGAATACATGTCAAGATGCTTCCGACGTAACTGTCGTCCTGTCTGTGTTCTTCTTTGTGTAATCGGGCCGGAAAATAATCTTGTTAAAGATTTAAAAAGTCCGGATTCCGGATTATAAGGTGATTTTTTGTTTTTGGCCATAAGAGTTCCTTTCCTTTGTAAATAGTTGTATTATAGCATAAAAAGATGCTTTTGTCAACTAGCCTTTAAAAATCCAAGGGAAATCTTTAACGATCTCTATTTCTTTTTCATACTTTTCATCAAAGGTTTCTCTTTTATCATACTCTTTCATTCCTTTGATAGCCGTATTTAATGTTTTTGAAGAGCAATACATAGAGTCAAGCATGGCCTTTTGATATTGAACTTCCTTCTGTGAGACCTCTAAAGCAGTATCTCTAACCCAACAAGCAATTGCCAAAGACATTATTAAATCATCATGATAGCTTCTCATTGCCTGCGGCTTCCCATTATTCCAAATGAATGTCTTAACCTCTGAGAATAGCCTTTGAGACCTCGGTCTTATTAGCTTATTTCTTATGTATTCTTCGAGCTTAGCCACAATAAGAGGTCTTGTTTTTGATGAAGTGGTAAAGCCCATAACCGCTTGGTCGTTGTATTCTCCCTCAACAGGGTCTACATATTTATGTGTCGATTTGATCGAATAATAAAGATTGGGATAATCTAAGTCGCGAAGCTTTTCTAAAACAGAAATACCAATACCAACATTCTCAACAACCAACAAACAAGTGCCGTATTCTCTTCCAGCATCATTCAGAATCCTTGAATAGTGGTCTAAGCTTGGCTTACCCTGATACTCGGCTGCGATTTGCATCGTATCTGTTCTCAACACATGAAAAACAGAAGAGTCAGCACCATCTCCCCGAGCAACATCTGCCACTAAAAGATAAGGCGCTCCTTCTTGATACTTTTCCCAAATCCAAAGGTTACGATCAAAACCAGTTCTATACTGTGGTTCTTCTATAAGATTAATGAGCCATCCAATGTCATCTGGATGAATCACAGTATCACCAGACGTATTGAAATTGCATTCAAGCTCTTGAGCGATCTGTCGTCTGGACATATTCTTTGTTTCTTTGCTGAACCATGCTTGATCTCTCTCCGGATGTACATTCCATGGGAGCTTTACCGGATGAAATTCATTATCACCACTCTCGGCATCAACATAAGTTCTGTGGAACCAGTTTCCAACACCCAGAGGTGTCGACAAGGCAATACAACGACCACCAGTCGACAGAGTGGGATAGAGTCCTGCCCAGAGGTCATCAAGCCCTTCAACGTGTGCTGCCTCGTCTATAATGAGCAAAGATAGAGCTTCCGAACGACCAGCGTCTGCTGATGTTCCCACTGCTTTGATGGTTGAACCATTTGATAATTCAAAAGATGTTCTGTTATCAATGCTGATCTTCGCGACTTGCATCCAAGGCGGGAGGTTCTTCATAACCTGCTTTACTTTTTTAACCAAGTTGGCTGCTGTTGAGAACTTTGTGGCCATTACGAGAATATTCTTCTCTTTGTGAAATAGCATAAACCAAACAGCATAAGCAGCCGAAATCGTTGAGATTCCAAGCTGCCTGCCTTTTAAAATAACATTAAAACGATAATCGTTAAAGTCATTTATTAGATCGTCCTGATACGGGTAAGTATTAAAAGGGATAAGACCCTTAAGTGGGTGTGAAATCCTACAATAATTATTAATAAAATATGTTGGATCTTTTCCCGACTTAACGATCTCTTTTACGATCTCTTGCTTTGTTAACTTAAGAGTCATGTGCCCCTATGCTTAGTACCCTTCGGCGCCCATTACTCTGAACATATCCGCAATCATTGCTCTGAGCATTTCGTCCGGCACATCTGTGTACTTCTCAGAAAGCTGAGCCACAGCCTCTTCAAAGTCAGGAGCATCGGGGTCAGCGCCGATTTCTTCTGGGTCTACGGACGGCTTTTCGTCTCTTGGTTCAATAGCACCCAATGGCCCAATGTCGTATGCTTCGTTTGTAACTGCTTCAAGCTCTTCTTTGATGATTTGCTTAAGTGTTTCTCTTGTTAATTTCATTTCGACTGTCTCCTTATTTACGTGTGTCGTTGCTCGGTCTTTTGTCCGAAAATTGAGATAAAAACTTTCTTGTTGTCTCTCTAGTCTTATCGATAGAAGGTTCCAAAATAGGCAAGGATTCTACACCAGAGATTGTATAATGCTGGTATGCTTGTACGAACGAGCGAACTCGTGATGTTGACTGTACAAGAATCTGTGGTTCGCCTTTTGACTTTAAAGTAACTGATTTACCAGTAATCGCTCTATATTCTTTTTGCAAGAAGTTCTTAATTTCATTAAGTTGTTGTTCCATCATTGATTCGAAGTCATTGGCATAAACCTCGCGAAGTTGAACATCAGCTTGATACTTAATACAAATTGAATCTCCGGAAAAACTCACAGAGAAGCCATCCATAACACGAGAGTCAATAATAGGACAACCCTCTTCTCTTTTAAGACCAACGGCCTTGGCCTCTCCATCTCTTACGAACCTTTCATCGTGGGCTCCATCATATACATTAGCAGCCGCTTGAGCTAATCCTTGAATAATTTCTAGTGTTGTTGAACTCATTTATTTGGTCTCCATCCTTTTTTCCATCGTTCCTCACGATCTTCAACCCATTGTATGTAACACTTCTCACAACAATCAAACTTGGACATGTAAACGTCATCAT